GGGGTGGGAGGAATCGCGTGGACTGTCGATAGAGGACGAACTAGCCCGTAAGTTACATATGCCGGTAATGTATATCCCTAAACCAAAGGAGTTTATCCGTGAGATACAAGACGGGAGATTCAGTCCAGAAGGCTGTAGAGGCCAACCTGGAAGCGGAATTCGAAACTTTAAAAGCTATGGTTGATGAATTTGCCGGGGGTATGAAAGACCGGCTGGGGGAACGATTAGTAGAAGGCGTCCGGGGATGGGACGACCCCAACATATTAACATTTGGTGACATGCGGAAAATGTGCATCAAATGTGTAAACGCCAATGATTTGGTGGACGCGGCTAACTGGTTGGCTTTTATGTGGAATCGCACACATGGCTAGATTTACATGTGAAAGGTGTGGTAGACACCTAAAATGTAAAGGACCTATCGGTCCAATCGTCACTGGTAATTCTGTAATGATTATCGGCGAACAGCCCGGCGACGAGGAGGAACTAAACGGGGAACCGTTTTGGTACACCGCTCGTTGTGGAAAGATGGTGCATAGTGCTCTTAAAGCATGTCATGTGGAAAACGACCACATAATCACTAATACATGCTGCTGTTATTCTACCGGTAAGCCTACCCCCAAACAAATAGAAGCATGTCGTACTCATTGGGTGGGTTTAGTGCGGGAACATCATCCCAAAGTTATTATTTCATTAGGGGGACCGGCAGCTTGTAGTGTACTTCGAAGAAAAGTAAAGATTACCGAAGAAGTAGGTCAAACAATACCAGTCCAAATCGGTAAACAAACCTATCCGGTAGTTTTAAGCTTTCACCCCTCTTACATTCTCCGACAGAAAGACGCGGGTGGGGGCGCTGCCGAAAAAGCTGAACAAACATGGATAGATGCTTGGGAGACGGTTGATAAGTTACTACACGGTGAATCCGTGGAAGAACCTCCGGACACGCGAAATATCGTTAACGATTCGGATATCATAAAAGTGCTATCGTGGCTTTTAGATGATAAGGAAATCGTCAATATAACATACGATTACGAGACATGGGGTGATAAAACTGCTTTACGTCCTGAATTGTGTGATGTATTTTATATCTTATCCATCGGGGTAGCCGTACAACTTAAAAATCAGGATATAGCTTTCTCTTTCCCATTTGATCATCGATCCGTTGCGTGTTGGAAGAATCCGGAGATTGAACGATTATGGAGGCTTGTGGTTGAAAAGGGGGCTATCGCTCAAAACGCCAAATATGAACATAAATGCAATATTAAACGATTTGGTATGACGGGTCCGCTCCGGGATACGATGTTGATGTCTAACGTCATCGATGAACGGCAAGGTGCTAGGTTGGAATACATCGCCCATCGATGTGGTATTAAATGGAGTCACTACAAAGCGGCGATGCATGACGTCCAAGTTGATCCTTTTACGGCATCAATTGATAAATTGTTACGGTATAACGGTTTAGATGCATTGTGTACCCTTCAATCCTATAAACACTTATTTGATGAAATAAAACAAGAAAAATTACAAAACACCCTAAAATTAGCGGAAACGTACGCTGAACATTTAGCATACATCGAAATGACCGGGTACTACATAGATACGGACACGTTACAGGTTGTTCGAGAACGTATTGATAACGATCTTAAGGAATCAACAGACAGATTTAGGAAACACGAAGCCGTACGACGTTCCGAAGAATGGGCCTCGAAAAACATCAAGTCCTGGAAAAAGAATCCATGTTTTAATCCGTCCAGTCCCCCGCAAATGAAGCATCTATGTTTGGACGAATTAAAATTAAATGTGAAACCTGATAAATATGGGGACATAAGCCTTAATAAACTTGTATTAGAACGGTACGTAGAACGAGAACCGGTGATACGAGACTTATTAAATAACCGAAGTCTTGCATCCATGAAGTCCGGATTTTTGGATAAGTGGGATGATTTTACCGGTCCAGATAACTGCGTACACACTAACTATGGACAAACCGATGTGGTAACTGGTAGATTAAACTCCAGAGATCCAAACCTGCAAAACATCCCCAAAGACAGTGTTATTAAATCGGTATTTACATCCCGCTGGAAAGGCGGGGTGATTATCTGTAGCGACTTTAATCAGTTGGAACCCAGGATATTGGCCGGGTGGAGTGGGGACGAAGGATTGTGTTATGCACTTCAAAATGGGTTTGATCTACATTTGTATGTTACTGCATCAATCAACGAATTGGATTATGAAGAATGCCTACAGTCCTTAAAGGCGGGTGACCCCAAGATTAAAAAGCTTCGTGATCTAGGAAAACGGATGAATCTAGGAAATATGTATGGCCAAACAGAGTACGGATTAGCTCAAAAAGCAAATATTTCTGAGACGGAAGCCGCCAAATTGTTACAGATGTACGACCAACGATTTCCGGGTGTGCGGGCGTTACGTGACGATTTTAAAAAATTTGCTCTTCATCATGGGTACGTGGTGGATCTTTTGGGAAGACGGCGGCACTTACCGAAAGTACACTCGTCAAACACCGCCGAAGCGAATCGTGCTCTACGGCAAGCCGGAAACGCTCCTATTCAATCCTCCGGTAACCAATTCTGCTTAATGTCATTGTGCATTTGTCGGACTCTTTTGTTACAACGAGGATTGAAAGCTGTGGTGATGGGACCGACGCATGACAGCATTGACGTGGATTGTCACCCGGATTACGTGGATTCAGTTAGGGATACTGTCAAGGAATCTATGGAATGCCACAACGGGGCATTTTATTGGAAAGACCGTAAAGTTGACATTACCGCTAAAGTCACCATGGGTCCCAATCTGAAAGATCAGACGTAGTTTAATTCGTCTAGTAAAGCGGGTGTTGACATCCAGCGTCATAAGGGTTAGGAGATAACATCATGTCGAAAATTACCAAACCAGCCATCCAATCGGGTGATTATGCGGCTGCGAATGATGGCCAGAACGGAAATCGCGTTTTCGTTAGTATGGCCAAAACCATGAATCTCGGGAACTACGAAAGTTTTCGGGTGGAATATGGTGCAGGTAGAGTTCTCGAACCCGGAGAAACGCATGCCGTAGCCCGTGAATCACTATTGGTGGAAGTGGCCTCCGGTATCCAAAGCATGATCGAAATGGTCCAATCAAGTATGAAATAGGAGAAATTCCATGGCGATTGATCGTAAAGCATTGTTGGAGGAAATGAACAAGGCCAAAGCGGCTTCTGGCCGGGTGCGTTTTCTGAAAAAGAACTCTACCACCACCCTCCGGATTGTAGAATATAACGATCCGGAATCCGAAACCGGGAAATCCTTCTGGAGAAAAGTGGGGTACCATGCCCGTGCCGGCAATTTTGGTGGCAAGATGGACATTTGCCGGGATGTGACGTTTGGACAACCCTGCGTCCACTGTCTTCTCAACAAAATAGCCTCCGAAAATGGAGAAGACCAACCATTCGTTACCAGGATACGATATTTGGTAACGGCTTTCGACGCCAACGAACAACGTCCACGGTTGGCCGCTTGGGAATTTCCCACCACCGTGTGGGAGGCTATTGGTGGATTATTGTTAACGGACGATTGGCAAGATCTTTTGGATCCCAAAACCGGTCACGCCGTTGCTATTCGTAAGGAAGGGGCCGGGTTGGATACATCCTACACAGTCGGCCCCACCAGAAACCCCATTCCCATCCCTCCCGACGTTATGAAGACCATTAAAGACCCGAAGGATTCCATGGATGATCCAGGTTTCGAAGGTCAATGTCGGATTCTTGGGGTGGACCCATCATCCTTTGCGGATGTTGTTCAGGGATCCGATACGGAAGATGAACCCACCGAAGAAACGTTGGAGAATGACGATCCGGTGGAGGAAGTCGTTGAGGAAGAGACCGTGGAGGAAGAAATGATCGAGGAGGAAATCGTTGAGGAAAAACCTATCGACATGGACAGCCACGTGATTTACAAGGGCGGCGAATACGTGGTTTCGGCCATTAATCGGACGGAAGGTAAGTGCACTATCAAAAACGACAAGAAGCGGTTCGTTGGTGTGAAGTTAGATGCCTTGACGTTGGCTCCGGAACCGCCTTGGGAAACCGATGATGCCGCTGTTCCCGATCCAGCGCCGGAGGCATCTTCACCAAAAAAGTTGGATCCCAAAAAGCCTGTGTGCTTTGCCGATCCGGACTTTCACGATCCCACACAGAACGAGTGCAAAGTGTGCGATCAACTGAAACCGTGTGGGGAAGCCATCCGGACATCCTCCGGTGGCTCGGGATCACTCCCGAAGACCTCGAAGAACTCGAAAAAGAAGCAAACCACCCAGGGTACGCCTTCTTCTAAACCTTCTGCTTCCAGCATTTTGGCGGGAATCCTTGGTAAGTGATAACCAATGCCCGCTCCGATCCGTCGTCTCGTTCATCCCCGAAGTGAACGGGCGGCGGATCGGGCATTTTTAAGGATAAAAGTTACAAAAATAATTTGGAGAATGGACATGTCCTTGTTGCAATCCGGTAAAGCCAATGTGGTAATTGGTGGTCAGTTCGGGTCCGAAGGAAAAGGAAAGACCTACGGATGGATTTATGAACACGAACAGGTGGACGTATCCATCTGCGATTTCTCTCCCAATGCTGGACATACTTGTTGGTTACCAAATGGAACTAAGGCTGTATCCAAGGTTATTCCGTTAGGAGCATGGTATGGGAAAAAGTGTTTGATAGGACCACATGCTGTTTTTGATGTCCACCGGTTTCACGAAGAATTGCATGTTTCCGAGTTTACAAAAATACTCGTTAACCCGAACGTCAGCATACTTAGCGAGCGGGACGCGGAACGGGAACGTGCTTTTTATTCCGGAATTTCCAGCACTATGCAGGGTAGTTGTGAAGCCCAAATTCACAAAATGCGAAGAAATCCGAATGGTGACTCGTTAGCACGTCACAAGCTGAATGGGATATTTATTGGAGACACCTTTGACGTGGCAAATACGGCGTTGGATAATGGGGAAACCTTATTGATCGAAACCGCTCAAGGTTTTGATCTTGGTCTGAATCACGGGTTTTACCCGTACGTGACGTCCCGTGATTGTCTGGTAGGTCGGGTACTGGACAATGCCGGTGTATCCCCCCGACGTCTCGGAAACGTCATCGGTGTAATCCGGACGTTCCCCATACGAGTAGGGAACGTGGAGGGTGGATGGTCCGGACCGTGCTACAATGACCAAAAAGAGATAACCTGGGATGAAGTTAGTAAAATCCGTGGAGTGGAAACCATCGAAAGAACCACGGTAACCAATCGGGTACGTAGGGTGTTCACATTCAGTTTTATGCAATTAACTAGGTTTATGAACATAGTACGTCCCACACACTTGGTAATAAACTTTGCGGATTATTTACCAAAACCCACCTTGGATTCGTTTTTGGAACAAGTTATTAATACTGCGGGTATGTACGATTGCCAACTGTTCATGTTAGGAACCGGTCCCAAAGGTGAGGATTTTATGCTATGCGAATAATTTTCGTTACAGGTCCGTCGTGTTCTGGTAAATCAACTTACGTCGACGAAACATCCAAGGTTTTAGATGACCCTGTGGTACTTCGTCCGGGGCGGATCATACGGGACGTGTGGGGTGAAAAATTTCTTGTTAACAATTTCACCGGTCCGGCTTGTAATCTTCTTGAAGACGTAGTACGATCTTTGGTGACGTCTCATGTATCGTTGTGTTTGGAAATAAACAAGTCATTGGTAATTGATGGGTTTCCCCGGACCATGGAACAATTGTATATGGTTAATCACTTCGCTGCCGTGTCCCACTCCGCTATGTGTGGGTGGGTGGGTAAATCCCCAGCATGTGTTGAAGTGGTGTTTATAATACCACCCCCGAACGTATTACGGGAACGAATTTCTAAACGTACCGGGGAAGAAGGGCCGGATTTCGAATTAGCAACGATGAACATAAAATCCGGTACAAAGATCTTCGAGGACATGATCACCAAATTTAAAAAGATTCCCACGGAATGGGATGGAAAAATTACCGTGTTGAGGGACTACTAATGGTAGACAACATGATTATTGATGATGATGGCGAAATTGATGGAATGGGTTCCGTTCCACCACTGATTACTGACAAGCATGTTTTATTGGTAAAATACACGGACCCAAAATTGCGTGACCGTGTAAGGGTGGGATACGCCATGCCGGGTGATTGCGGTATCGATCTGTGTAATGCATCCAACAATCCTATAATCATTAAGCCCAATCAATCGGTGGACATTCCTGTTGGTATTCAGGTAAAAATCCCAGAAGGTTTTTGCGGGATTATTCGACAGAGATCCTCCACTTTTACCAAAAAACGATTGATGGTTTTAAGTGGTGTGATCGATTCGGGATACACCGGCCCGTTGTTTGTTCAAGTGTACAATATGGCGCTGAACGGGGGTAATTTTCCAGTAGTAGTGGATCCCTTTGAAAGAATAGGTCAAATGCTTGTTCTGCCAGCACCACAAATGAATATCCAGGTAGTAGAGGAACTTCCGAGAACGAAAAGGGGGGATCATGGATTTGGTTCAACTGGGCGCTGGTAGTAAAGGAGTGATCCGATGGATAGCGAGATTTCTGTACGGGGATTCTACCCCGATTTTGAGGAGAAAATTACCCACTTAGTGGTAGGAAACGCTGATTTCTTTAACAAATTTAAGGGTGTGTTAAACGAGGAACTGTTTTCTATTCCTAATCATCGTTACTTGATAGGTGTTATTAAACAGTATTCTGAAAAATATAAAAAACACCCAAAACTGGAAACGGTTCGAGAAATAATCCGTAAATCCGATTATCGGGATCGTGGTGGCGTCTTAGGGATCATTGACTCCGTGAATGGATATGATGATACGGATTTTGTTGGTGATCAACTAATAAACAGAGCACGGTGGACTGCCATTGATCAGGCCATATCTTTGGGGACTACGCCGGAGGATGTAGCAGAAAGAGTGCGTTTAGCCGTATCCATTGCACCCCCCGGAGAACAGTACATTACTTTGGACGGGTATGATCCGATTACCAGTTTGCAGGGTAATCCTATTCCTACTCCTTGGGAATGGTTGAATGATCAATTGTCTGGTGGTCCGGAGAAAATGGATCTTGCTATAATTCTTTCGGTGATTAACGGTGGTAAGACCACCGCACTAGTCAATATAGCCTATAGGGCTTTGGCAGAATCTAAAAATGTATTGTATCTAACCTTTGAAGACGGACACCGAAAGATCACCAGGAGATTAAAACAACGCATCACTGGAATGAGTTTTGAAGACATGTTGGAAAACAGACAACGTT